CGGCCTGGGGGTTACCCAGGGCGGGCAGCGGACGCGGATCGGTGAACAGCAGCAGGCGAGCGAACGCACAGGCGAGCACGTCGTCGGAGGCGAGCGCCTCGTTGACCGCAGCGGTCGAGGGACGCTCCAGACGCGCGGAGACGAGCTGTGAGGCGCGTGCGGAGGTCGCCGGGTGACGGAGTACACCTGCGGTGCCGCCGCCCGCCTCGAACTGCCAGAAGCCGCGTGCGGGGCCTTTGATCTGCCTGCGGTGCTCGAAGCGAGATTCCTGGAGACCAATGGCGAGCAGCATGACCTTCGCTTCGGGAGTGAAGGCCACGCCGGGGAGCAGCCGGGCCGCCGCGGGGATCAGGTTGTCCCTGACCTCCACGAGGCTCGGCAGCTTTGCGTCGGTCATACCGGCGCGTAGGGGTTCGACTGGCCGCCCTGGGTGTGGCAGCAGGGAGCGTGGTTGCAGTCGCACGGCGTTACCGGCGCGGGTGCGCTCGGGCCGTCGTTGTCGTCGTCGTTCTTGCGGCGCAGGAACAGGTACAGCAGGCCAGCGGCGGCGAGCGCCATCAGCCACGCAGCGAGCGTGTTGGACATTGGGTCTCCTACAGGATGTCGAGGTAGTTGTCGGGTGACGGCATGCGGCCGGTCACGGACTGGATGAAGGAGGCGTACTCGCGGTCGAGCAGCTCCTCCAGGTAGCGCTGCTCCTCCTTGGACACGTCTCGGGAGAGCTGGTCGGCCCAATACTTCACGGCCATCGCCAGCGCTTCGAGGCGGTCGTCGTGGCGCAGTGCGCCGCGGTCGCGCGTGATGCGCGTCAGCTGGTAGCACAGCTGGTACTTCTGTTCGGACTTCTGATCGGCGCGGATGATCGAGGCATCGACCACCAGGCGGTGCTGGTTCAGCACCGGCTCCAGCACGTCGATGATTCGGTTCTCCTTCGAGGTGCCGTAGTGCTTCACCTCCTCGATGGAGCACGGGTACACGCGCGCCAGGACGCCGGAGAGCATCTTGGCGAACATGCCGTCACCGAAGTTCGCCTCAATGAGGACTGCGGAGACCTTCTCGGCGCGCGCGATGTGCGCCAGGGTCTCCAGCGTGTCGTCGTCGTAGCCGCCCTTGGTCGCACCAGCGCGGCGCGCGTAGAGCATGCCGCGAAGCATGCCGACGACCGCGTAGCCGGTTTCGTCGCCACCTCGGCCCGAGGGGTCGATGGCGAGTACCTTGCCGGTGAACTCCTCCATTTCCGAGGCGAGGTACATGGGCCGGTACAGGCGGTCGCCAGTGAAGCCCACGGACGGGATGTCGCTGACGATGTACTCCGGGCCGCTGCTGTAGACCACGCGGATCGGAGCGACCTCGCGGTCCACGTCCATCACGATCAGGTCGGACAGCTTGAGCGGGTACTTCTCGGCGTCGGACAGCGACGCATCGAGCATGAACTGGAGCATGAAGCCGGAGCGTCCGTAGGACGCCTCGCGCTCCATCAAGTCCTCATCGGAGAAGCGGACGCTCTCGCAGTTCTTCCAGGCGAGCTTGGGGTTCGCGTCGAACGCATCGGCGATCATCGGCGCGAGGCGGTCGCCGTACACCTGACGGTGCTTGGTGTCCTTCGGGTAGCGCGCAGGCCAGATGCGGATGACGTAGCCGCGCTCGGGCAGCTTGTTGTAGAGCGACTCCTCGGTCTGCGGAGTGCCGAGGTAGATGATCTCGCCGCCAGGCTTGAGCACCGCGTCGAACTCCTTGACCAGCTCGGCGAGCTTCTCGCGCTGCACGACGGTCATGGAGTTCTTTGGGACTTCGATGTCGTCCGCGATGATGGTGTCGGCGCGGGAGCCGGTGAGCTGGCCGTTGATGCCGACCGACTTCACCGAGGGCGACTGATCGGGCTGCGCGGGACCGACATCGAACGCCAGGTTCGAGTTGCGCTGGTCGGGACGCGGGCGCAGGTGTTGCAGCTCAGGCAGGGTTTCGATCAGGCGCTTGACGAACACCGAGAACGCATCGGCGCGTTCCTTCGATGCCGAGACCACCATGATCTTGTGCTGGGGGTCTTTCCAGAGGAGCCAGCAGACGTAGGCGGCCGTCACCCAGGACTTGCCGACGCCGCGGTACGCCATGATGACGCGACGGCGCGGGCCGGTTTTCAGGAACTCGCAGATGTCGTACTGGATCGGAGTGGGGCTTGGTAGCCCCAGCTCCTTCCAGACGTACCAGGCGAAGTTGCGGAAGTCCTCGAAAGGGTGACGAACGTGGAGGCTCGTCATGCCCTCCATCAGTTCAGCCGCCCATCCTCAGCGGGATCGAACGGGAACTCGGACACCTTGTCGGCCAGCTTGCCCAGCGGTGAGCCGGGCGGCGTGGCCGCAACGTCGATGCCGTTGTCCTTGAGAAACTGCCGGGCCACGTTGAGGATCGAGGCCAGGCCCTTCGCGTCCGACTCCATCGAGTCGATGGTGTCGGCGAGCTTGTCAGCGACTGCGGCGTGCAGTCGCTCCAAGGCATCCTTGGGGGCGGTCACTTGTTGACGACGCGGTTCAGTACGGTCTCCAGCGCGGACGTGCCGAGCGACGCCAGGATGCACGCGAGCGCGACCTGGGCGACGAAGGAGACGCCGGGGATGAAAATGACGATGGCACCAGCGGCAAGGCCGGTAGCGCCAGAGAGGATTGCGCGGCCGAGCGCCTGCTTCCAGGTGATCGGATCGTTCGACGTGAGCATCTTTGCGATGCCCACGATGAGGCCGACGCCCGCGAGAGCGCCGACCAGCTTCACTTCATCGTGCATTAGGTCTCTTGTAGGTGGTGGATGCGTTAGAGCGGACGACCGAAGCTGTACTCGTAGTTGCCGGTCAGGGTGATCTGCGTGACGCCATCGGTGACGACGACTGTGAACTGCCCCATGCGGGAGGTGTTCCGCCCAGAGGCGGTCACAGTGCCACCGAGGCCGCTGCCGGAGATCGACGCGCCGCCTGTGACGGAGCGGGAGACCACGGAGTAGTTGCCGGTGCCGCCCGAGCAATAAACGCTGAACGACTCGCTGACCGTGCCGTTGGTGGACTGAGGCCAGTTACCCATCAGGTAGCTCGGCGACAGCGATGCTTGGAACGGCGTCGCCTTGACCGCGTTGTAGAACTGCGAGGCGTAGATCGGGCCGCTCGTGGGGACGCCGTAGTTGGCCGGAACGTCGGGCACCAATCCACGTCCTCGGTAATACTGGTCCGCGTAGATCGGGTAGCCGCCGCCAAACTCGGCGCGGATCATTTCCCAGGAGATAGGGCCGGAGCCGGGGAGGGCCATCAGGCACCTCCCCCAAGGTCCGCGACGCGCTTACGCAGCGCCTGCACCTCAGCGATAAGGAAGGGAATAGCCTTCTCCCACTGGATCGTCTTGATGCCGTTTGCGTGCGTGGCGACCATCAACGAGTAGACCTCCTCGGCCTCCTGCGCGATGCCGCCGACCTCGTGATCCGCGCTCGGGTGGAACGTGGGATTCAGCTCGGCGATTGCCTTGGCATCCCAATCGAACTCGCGTACACGGAAGCGGTCGAAGAAGTCGGCCACCTTGGAGGCCGAGGCGTCCACGATGTTCTTCTTTAGACGCGCATCGGACGCATAGGCGACGATGTTGCCCGTGGCGACCCAATTGTTGCTGCCGTCGCGGTAGGCGCACCACGAGAAGGCGTTGCTGGCGAGGAAGCCGTGGTTGTTGTCGTTGCAATGGAGCCAGTGCGTGGTCCCGTTGTCGGAGTCGTAACAGGTGATGGTTGGCGAGTAGCTCTCCAAACGGAGGTCGCCACCGCTACCGCCTGGGCCAGCGATAAGGAATCCCTTGCCGCCGTAGGTGCGAACCCAGGTGCTGTCCTGCATCCAGATGCCGCCGCCGTGCGCTTCCGAGTACCAGCCGGTGCCGGACTGCTGGGAGCGGAACCAGCCAGCGTTGAGGTAAATCTGATCGCCGACCGTCAGGCGGCCCGCAATGTTCGCAGCACCGTTCCAGTACAGGTTGTACCAGCTGTTCGTGTTCACGCGGGTGATCGAGCAAACGTCATCGCCAGCGCCGTTCGTTCCGTGGATGTACGCGGTTCCCGCTGCACCCATGCCGGTCAACCGCAGCGGCGCGCCATAGGCCAGAGTGACCTGCCCGGTGAAGGTTGCGCCACCCAGGCTCGCCTTGCCGTCCAGTGCGGACTGGAGGCCGCTGACGTTTGCGATGGTGTGCGTGTGACCGGCGTCGGCCTTTCCTGCCGGGTTGAAGTTCGCCGAGGTCCAGACGGTGCCGCCAGCGTTGAGGGACGCGACGCCACCCGTGCCATCGCCGAATCGGAACTCCAGCGAGTTCGCAGCTGGCGGCACGTACACATAGCGATCCAGCGACCCCAGGTACATGACGCCGGACGTGGCCTCGCCGCCAAATCCCTGCACACGAATCTGCCCGGAGGCGAACGTCTTGACGCCACCGATGGACTGATCGTCGGTCACGTTGACGACGTTGGCGATCTCGGCGGCGGTATGCGTGTGGCCGATTGCCGACTTCCCGTCGAGCGCCGCTTGCAGCCCGGTTACGTTTGCGATGGTGTGCGAGTGGGACGCCGCCGCTTTGCCGTCGAGCGCGGACTGGAGGCCGGTCACGTTGGCGATGGTGTGCGTGTGCGTCGCCGCCGCCTTGCCGTCGAGCGCCGTCTGCGTCGCGGTGCTGATCGGCTTGTCGAGGTCGGCGGTATTGTCCACCTTGTCGAGGCCGACCTGCGCCTTGGTGTGCGTGTGGGTGCTCGGCGGGTAGGTCGTCGGCTTCCCGGTGACGTGGGTGTTGAAGTCCACGTCGTCGCGGGTCGCCAGCGCGCCCAGGCCGCCGATGTCGCCAGCCACGAGGGTCACGTCGCCCTGCTTACCGGCGACGCTGGTGACCTGATCGGTGTTGTCGATCTTCTCCCAGGTAGCGCCGTAGAGCGCCTGGTCGCCGACTCGCCAGTGGATGTCGCCCACAGTGCCTTCGCCGACCACCTTGTAGAAGTGACCCTTCACCGGGTTGGCCGGGAACGCACCAGTGCCGGCATCCCACGATCCCATGTAGACCAGCGAGCCAGTGACGGCAGCCTGCGCCTGGGCGGCCCAATGCTTCGCCGAGAACTCGCCCGGCGAGACCTCGGTGCCCTGCGGCGCGTTCGCGTACAGGCCAGCCTTGTCGCGGGCAGCCTCGGCAGCGGCCTTGGCCGACGATGCGGTCTGCGCCGAGATCGAGGCGGCAGACGCCGAGCCGGACGCAGCGGAGGCATGACCGGCTGCGGTGGTCGCCGAGCCAGCAGCCTCGCCAGCCTTGGTCGCCGCGGCGGACGCCTGGGCTTCCGCCCGGTTGGCCTGGGTGGTCGCCTGAGTGACCGAGGTCGCTGCGGCGGTCGCGCTGTCGGCGGCTGCGGCAGCCGATGCTGCGGCAGCGGTGGCGTCAGCTTCCGCGCGGTCGGCCGCGTCGGTCGCATAGCCCAGGATGGTCTGCGCCTGATCCCGTGACGTGGCGGCAGCAGTCGCCGCTGCTTGCGCGTCGGAACGCGCCTGACCCGCTGCGGTGGCCGACGTGCCCGCCTGGCTTGCGGAGCCAGCCGAAGCCAGCGCCGAGGTGGCCGAGGCCGTCGCCGAAGCGGCGGCGTCCACTGCGGAGCTTGCCGCCTCGGTCGCGCTGTCGGAAGCCTCGGCCGCCTTGGCAGCAGCGAAGGTCGCCGCGTCGGCGGTGGCCTGCACGTCGTCGTCGATGCTCGCGGCGGATTCCGCAGCGCGCACGGCGGATGCTTCGGCAGCGTCGGCGAAGCCAGAGGCGTCATCTGCGGACGCCTGCGCGGCGTTCGCCATGCCGGTTGCCACGGACACCAGGTCGCGCACCTGCACGACCGAGCCGGTCAGCTCGTCGGTCAGCCCGGCCACGTCCTTCTGGAGCTGCGGGAACGAGGGGAGGGTGTGGTTGTTGCCCAGGCCGTCCGTCACGACGACGGTGCCTTCCTCCTGAGTCAGCAGCGCGATCATCTGATTCTCGCGCCGGTTCCAGCGGTCTACCAGCGTCGAGAGGCGCGAGGCCAGCTCGGCGTTGGAGACGTAGCCGGGGGTAGTGCTCATGCGGTGCTTGGGTTCTCTCTGAGGGTTATCGGATGCCGAAGGCGAAGCCGCCAATCGACGTGATGAGGTAGTTCGGGTAGGCCGGGGCGTCGTAGCCGTGGACCTGCGGAGGCGGGCTGGATGCGCGGCACCGCACGCGGAATGCGCGGGCACCGCCTGTCCATGCGCCGGACGCCGAGAGCGTCACCGACTGCTCGTAGGTGTAGAAGTTGGACGCAGTGAAGGTGTTGCCGTCGCCGCCCATCTGCTGAATCAACGCGCGGTACATCGGCGGCTCGTGCGAGGCGATGACGACCCACACAGAGTCGCGCAGCTCCTCCAAGATGACGTGCAGCCCGTAGACGCGCGTGTTCGCGGTGACGGTCACCGACACGGAGGGCGTATGACCCTCGCCAGCCAGCACCGGAGCGCCGAGCCAGAACTCGTGGATCGCCACCCAATCGCCGAGCGGGATGAAGTTGTTGCCCGCCTGGTAGCAGAGGCTCGTTGCCCCGGTCCACCACACGCCGGTCGCCGACTGGAACTGCCCAACGATGTTGGGAGCATTGACGCGGCCTCGGAAGAACGCGCCGCCGTTGCGGTCCACGTAGAACACCGCGTTGTTGGCGTTCTTCGCGCCGGAGCCGACCCACAGGGGCCAGTCGCCGAGGTTGGAGATTTCCACGCGGAACTCGGCAGCGTTGACGATGTTGCCGTTGCCGTCGAGGGTGTGGGTCTTGAACGTGCCGCCGTTGATCGTGCCTGCGTTTGCCGTGAGCGCGGCCAGGGAGTTCACCCTGATCTTGTCCGCAGTGATCGTCCCGTCCACCACCAGCGCACCCTGGATGCCCACGGTGGACTGGCCGCCGACAGTGCCGATCACGAACGGATACTTGATGCTCGCCAAGGTGCCGCCCGAGGTGTACTGCGGGTGGACGAAGGCGAAGCGATCCGCGGTGACGATGAAGTCGCTGCCGGTCTGCGGGTTGGCGGAGAGGGCGATACCGGCGACCACGGGGACGCCGTTGATGGTGCCCGCGTTGATCTTGACCGAGTAGTTGGCCTGCCACTGACCGTACATGCCGGAGTGCTGCCCGGCGACCACGTTGAACTCCTGCCGGATGGTGGCGAAGTCGCCGTCCTTGAACGCCTGGACCTGCGTGGCCGCGATGGCCTGTGCCTGCTCGGCGGTGATCTTGGTGGTGTTGAGCTGCTGCACCAGCGCGCCGGTCGGAGAGGTGACATCCAGGTCGGCCTTGCGCCAGCCGGTGCCATCCCAAATCTGCGTCAGGTACGCGCCGGTCTGCACGGTCTTGACCCAAAAGGTCGGAACCTTGAAGCCGCCAGCGGGCGGGGAGGGCTGCGCGTCCGAGAAGATCGTCGGCGCGGTGCTGGTCTCCAGCGTGGATACCTGGGAAGCCAGGGCTTCGCGCGCGGACGCTTCGGTGTCGATGCGCTGCTCGAAGGCGGCCGAAACCGCCGACACCTGGCCGTCGATCTCATTGGCAATCCCCTGCGGCACGTTCGCGCCGTAGCTGGCCGCCATCTGCTGTCGGAATGCCGTGTTGGCACCCTCGGCGTCCGTCAGGGCTTCGGTGGTCTCGGCCAGGCCAGCGATGTTCTCGCCGTGGCGGACTACTGCCGTCTCAACGTCGGACACGCGGGCCTTGGTTGCGTCAACCTCGGCCATGACCGCGGTGCGGACCTGCGCCGCGCTGTCCTCGATCTCTGCGCCGAGGCGCTGCTCGGTGGCCGCACGCGCCGCTTCGGTGGTGCTCTCCACCTCGTCGATGCGCTGGTTGAGCGCTGCGGAGATCGTCTTGCCGTTCTCGACCACCTGGCCTTGCAGCTCGGTGATCGCCTCGACGCGCGCGGAGCGCTCGTCAGCGATGGCGCGATTGACCTCCAGGAATCGTGCCTGGCTACTTTGCTCGCCGTAGTCCACCCGCGCGAACAGGTCGATGATCTGCTGCGCGATGACCTTGTTGCCTTCGGTCAGCAGTCCGATCTCGTGGGTGGCCGTGCTGATCTTGTCGCCATAGTCGCGCTGCACGTCGAAGAACTCGTGCGAGCGCATGATTTCCTCCAGGATCGCCTCGGCGTTCACGTCGATAAGGTCGATGCGGGTCAGCAGGTCTTGCAGTGCTGGCGAGCGGAGGAGCTGCTCGATGATTGCGTTGAGGTCCGGGTCGCCACCGGGGTTACCGGGGCCGCCACCGGGGAGGCCGCTGCCACCACCGAACTCGGCGAGTTCCTGGTGTGCGTACAGCAGTTGGCGGAACGACTTGGACAAGTCGCGCGCCGGGAGGTTTGCGCCTTCCTTGTAGTTGACCAGGAGGGCGTCAATCGGCGTGAATCGCCGGATGGTCACAGTGTAGGGTGCGTCGAGCACGCCATCCTGCGACGGAATCTCGATGGTGCTGGCGTCCACCCACGACACGGAGACAGCGCGGGCCGCGTCCGGTTCACCGACGAACGCCCGGATGTGTTCGCGGGCGATGTACGGGAACGGCACGGTGAACCGCGTAGGGCCTCCCTCGTAGGTGTAGAGCACGAAGGAAAGGCCGCGCGATAGTTCGATCATGCGTCCTCAAAAAGGTGGAGGCCCCGAAGGGCCTCCTGGTTACGGTCGATCAGTCCCGTCCTTGCGGTCAGGGAACTGCTGTAGGGCTTGATCCGCGATGTTGCGGACGCCCGTCATGTTGTTGAACCACCAAATCTTCCAGAAGTCGCGCATCTGCTTCTCGGTGATCTCCTCATCGTCGCGGATGGCCGAACCGATCATCCGCGTGCTGCCGTAGACCTTGTTGAACAGGTCGATGGACGGGATGCCCATCACGCCGTTCTCCAGGCCGGTCGAGCGGTTGTTGGCGAACACCGGGTCGTTACCCAAGGCGTCCGCCCACACGGCGTCGGTGACCGCGGGGATCACGTTCGACCAGCTCGATTGCGCGACAGCGTTCTTGTAGAAGTTCTCCTGCGTCAGCTGCTTCTTCCGCTGTTCGGGGTTGCCCGCAGTGTTGATGTACGTGCGAGCCGCCCAGCCCATGCCTGCTGCCGAAGTGGACAGCACGACCATCGCGTAGGTGCGCCAGTCGTCGTAGTGGTGGACGGAGTTCAGGAAGTGGCGGGTGTAGCTGTTGACCATGAAGCTGCGGAACTGCGTGACGATGCGGCCGGTGGTGGAGTGCATCAGCTCGATGCTGTCCGAGGCGTCACCTTCGAGAACCTGGTGTCGCGTCACGCGGAACAGGAAGGCCGCCATGCGCTCGCGCGTCTGGAACGGCAGCTTGTCCGGGTCGATCTGCTCGATCTGCCGCTTGCCTTTGAGGTAGCCGAACACGTCGGCCTGGGCCTTCTCGTCGAGGCCCCAGGTGCGCAGGCGGGCCACTTCGGCGTCCGACAGCTTCTTGGCGTTCGCCATGTCCAGCAGCCGCAGCAGCGTGGCGCGACCGGCGATGCGTTGGAGCATCGTGTTGATCGGGGCCATGCCGGATGCGACCGAGGTGACGTGCGTCGCCATGTTCATCGCGTTGTCGATCTTCTCGCCGTGCTTGACGTTGAACGTCTGCGGCACTAGCGCATCCTCGTCCAGGCGCAGGAACGGCGGGTTGCGCAGCCAGTCGGTGCCGGGTGCGAACAGCCGCTCCATGACGCGCGCCTCCTGCGAGGACAGCTTGCCGTCAGCGCCGCGCACCAGGAAGTCGCGGGCGGCACCCACGGAGTTCCAGAAGTTGCGGAGACCGGCATGCGCGATGGTCGGGCCAAGCTCGGCGAACAGCGAGAAGCCGACCTGGTTCATCACGCGGGCGAAGTTCCAGTTGCGCAGGAACCGCGCGTAGCGTGCGCCTCGGCTGGCGGGATCGAGTTCGGTGCTGCGGCCGAAGGTGGACTTGAGGCCGATGTCGATCAGGCGCTCGATGTCCTTCACGTCGTCGCCGGACTTGCGGGCGTCGCTCTTGAGCTTCGACACGAAGCGGTCGAGCTGTGCGCGGTTCTTGATGCCAGCCTTCGACGACAGCGCCGACCAGCCGGTGATCTCGCGCATGTAGCGGGTCATCACCGAGTCCACGTCGTTGTCGAACAGGTCGGCCATCGAGACCTGCACGTCCTCGCCAGCCTCGTTGCGGATGGTGGTGGAGTAGGTCTCGTCGAGGTCGATGCGCTTCTTCGCGCGGTCGAGCTTGCCCGACTCGTAGGTCTTGCGCTCCAGCTTGGACAGTAGCTCTTGCGACCGCACGGGCGAGACGCCCGCCTCGGTCAGCATGTTGCCGATCTCCTCGACCGAATCGCTGTCCAGCGGGCGGACCAGCAGGTCCATCCCGTCGCCCTCGAAGTTCGCTTGGGCGCGCTTGAGGTAGGAGCGTGCAACCGCCCCGAGCAGCTCGTCGTCGATCTCGTCGCCTTCGTCGGTGGTGGCCTCCCAGGCGCGACGCATGGCGGGCTTGATGAGCTGCTCGATCACGTCGTCCTGGTGAAGCTGCATCTCGCCGAACAGGCGCTTGAAGCCCTTGCCACTCCAGTAGCGCGGCAGGTAGCTGCCGTTCTGCGCCACGTTGGCGAAGCCGTCGAGGTTGCTGTCCTGCGCCAGCTTGAGCGCATCGCGCATCGCCTTGGCGACGCTGCCGGCCGCCTTGGCGGCTTCCGGTGATACGTCAGGCGCACCGCGCACGGCACGGCCGACCTCCTCGTTGAACTTTGCGCGCTCGGAGAAGTTCCACCAATGGGTGCCTGTCCGTTGCTTGTAGGCGTCCCATGCGGCGTTCACTCCGCTCCGCCATTCCGTCTCCATGACGGCCAGGTGGCGCTTGGCGAACTCGCTGGTGGACTCCTGGACCGCGACGGAGCGATCGGTGTAGCCGACGCCATCGCGGAACAGCAGGCGGCCCGCCTCGCGCACCAGCGGCGACTTGGCGCTACCCATGCGGGCAGCAAGGTCGCGGCGGACGGTGGCGAAGTGGGGCGTGATGTGCGCGTTGACCAGCGCCTTGTCGGTGAACTCCTGCTCGAATGCGCTCTCGTTGCGCAGCGGGAGGACGCCTGGCGTGAGGTCGTTGGCGGCGGTGCCTGCCACGCGGGCGGCGGACAGCGAGTCGTCACCGGCCAGCCGCTTCACCACGTCAGGCTTCACCTCGCCGTCGAACAGGGCACCCCGGCGAGCGCCGAGGGCACCACCGAACGCGAACGACAGGGCGGCGCTCTGCACGCCATCCGCGAGCGTCTGCTCGGGGTCGTAGGTGGAGGTTGCGGCCGACATCAGCGCGGAGGTGCCCGCAGCCTGTAGACCGGAACGCACCGCGTTGGCGAGGCGTCCGGCCTTGGCTGCGTACCCCAGGCCGCCCGTGGCGAGATCGAGGCCGGTTGCCACCGGGTCGGTGAAGCCGAGGGCGATCTGTCCGCCCAGGCCGAACTGCGCCAGGTCGTCGTCCGCCATCTGATTCATAAAGGCCACGGATTCCAGATAGGAGAGGTGCTCGTCGGACGTGGCCCGGCCGAACAGCTCCCACTGCTCCGGGCGCAGGCCCATCGACTCCCAGCGCTTGCGCGCGTCTGCGGGAATGCGATAGCCCTGCTGCGGC